GAAAATATTCTTCACCGAATATACCTTCTTTTGTTCTTCCTGTTAGTAGATTTTGAAGTGTCTTATTGTCTTTATCCTCCTTGATTAAAAGTTCCGCTCTGTGTAAAATATTAGTAATATTTAGCGTTTCGTCAAGCAACTCAGGAAAGTATTTGATTAGTTTCTTTTCACCTAATCCATAGATTCCGGCAATATTATCCGACTTGTCACCAGTTAATATCTTGTAAGTTAAAATATTAGAAACGGGAATTTCATATTCATATATTTTTACCTTGTCCCCATTCTTATAATATGTTTTTGATATTGGAGCAAATACGGTAGTATTCTCATCTACAAGTTGTAGGTAATCCCTATCTGAGGAAAAAATTGTTTTCTTTTCGTTTGGTGCGATTAAGCAATAATATGCAACCAAATCATCCGCCTCACATTCTTCAAACTCAACTTGTCTTACAAACATTTCTTCAAGGTATTTTTTTACCTTGTTTTTTTGCCAATCGTACGAATCTTTTTGAAATTCGTTTAGCGGTTCTCTTCTGTTGAGTTTGTAGTTGGGGTAAATTTTTCTTCTTACTGATGAGTTGTTGTGTCCGTCCCAAAAGACCAACACTTTATCAAAGTTATTTTCTTCTAAGTGTTTACGTAAAGTATTGATGAAATGGAAAAGACCACCAATGTGATTTCCGTTATGGTAATATTCTTTTACCCCGTGATATCCAATTTTAAATAGGTTGTCCCCATCTACTAATAGCGTCTTTTCCACTCTTCAATTTTTATGCAATTTCACTTTCTTGTTCCGTTAGAACAAAATCTCCGTCCAATCCAATGATTTGGTTCCAATATTCGGCATGTTCTTTTTTGTATGCCTCTATTGATGCCTTTTCTTCAGCGGCGTCTTTACCCGCTAAGAATCCGTGTGGTGTCACAATAATCTTTCCGTCCTCGTAACCCAAACCGTTAATGTGATTTTTCAATACAGATACTTTAGTTCTGATTGCAAATTTGACGGTTCTTTTGTCTTTTGTTGCGGAAATTTTATTTGTTCCTGCACCTTTTTGATTACCGAACAAAAATACCAAGGATGAGTTCAACCAAATCGCTTCACCACCCTTTGCCTTAATCTTGGGTTGACCATAAGGATTGTCGGGTAGTTCCACCCAAGGTTGGTTGATAATAATCAGTGTATTCTCGTATTTTGAATCTGACTTACGTGAACCTGAAATACGTTGGTTGATACCCATACCAATTTTGTCGGCAAGAACCGCTGCGTTGTGTTGTTTACCACCTTTACCTTCATAAGTCATCTTACAAGGAACAGAACCTACTGAATCCCAAATAAAACACAAATCATAATCTAATTCACCTTTGGTTTGTGCATCCAATAGTGAATTTATATAATCAGTAATTTGTTCGATATAGTTAAAGTTATTGTTGAAGATATAAAATCCGTCCCAATCCGCTTCACCCGTTTCTTCGTCAACAATCTCACTACATTCAAAACCCATAAGTTGTGCGTGTTCAAAACTCCATTTTTGTTCAGTAATAATGAACACAGGGAGAATACCCATTTTTTGTGCCGCCACAGCTGATTTAACCGCCGCAGTTGTTTTACCTGTGTCAGTGTGACCCAAGTACATATTTAAATGTCCAATAGCAGGACCTGGTAATCCCACCGCATCCAAAAAGTCTTTACCTAAATCAAGGTATCTTTGTGGTTTGTATTTTGCGGAGCTTGAAAATTGTTTTTTAATGTCTCCGAATTCTTTTTTCTTAATTGCCATTGTCTATGTGTATATTGTTTTTTTTATTAAAAATAAAGAGCATGGACATCTTGTCTATGTAAGTGTCCATGCTCAGTTAAATTAGAATGGTAAATCCTCGTCAGGGTCAGCTCCCGCTTGTGGGTCTGTGTAAGAACTCATTTCTTTGTTCCCTCCCATGGTCATGATTGCTTCATCACCATATACCCATTTCTGAGTTTCGGGGTTCCACTTTGGAACTTCTCCACGTGAGATAGCCTCAAGATATTCTACAGGTTTTTTAGAATATACGTCACTCCATACCAAATCATCTTCCAACCAAGATTTCATAGTCTCAGCTTCTGTGTGTAGTGGTGATGGGTCATCGTGCATTACGGTTTGAATTGTGGTGTAAGGTTTACCCGCATTTGTTTTAGACTTAGAAAGTTGGATGATAAGGTCTCTTCCTGAATTTGCGTCGGTGATGTCACCTTTTGCTCTCCAAATTGGAATGATTTTATCCAAAACACCTTCTTTCTTGTAGTTGTCCTTGAATCTCCAAAACTTAACACCTTCGTGTTCTTTGTCTCGGTCGTTAACCTTTACGATGTAAAACTTACGTGATTTGTACTGTTTAGCAAGTTCCTTGTCGGAATCTTTACCTGTGGACATTAGTTCTTCGTAAACTTCGTTCAATGGTGAACGTTCGTTGTCATTTTTACCGGGGTCATACAATTTTGTCCATTTCCCGTCGATTTGAATTTCATGGTACCAAACCTCTTTAAAAGGTGAGCTACCGTCTTTTGTTGGAAGGATGCGTACTCTACGTTGTCCTTGTGATTCATTGTCTAAAAGGATACATGCAAAATACTTTTTCATTCTTTCCTCTTGTGACATTCTGTCTTCGCCAAAGTTAGCCGTGTTTTTTTCATACTGCGCCAATACTGAATCTAATACATTACTCATGATAAATTTTGTTTTAAGTGTTTATAAATTATAGTTGTTAATTTTCCGTTTGTCAAATTCGCCAAGTTTTTATTTTCTGTTATAAAAGTATAATAAAAAAAAGGGAAGATTTACACCTTCCCTTTAGTATTTTAGTTACTGTTGTAGTTCCGTGTGTTAAGTGAAGGTAATCCCGATGCAAATGTTTTTTTAATTTCATTTGGTGAAAAATTCTGAACTTCATCACTTGTTAAAACATATTCATTTTTTCCCGATTTTTCCATGTCAGACATTTTATCGGTAAAAAAATCGGATAATTTTTGATTGTATGGACCTGAATCCAAAGTTCTTAACTCCAATCTTTCTTCAGGTGTTTTTTCTCTATATTTATCCAACTTAGTTTCAATATCATTTAGTTTTTGAACTAGTCCGTCCATCTCACCTAATTTAGATTGTAAACCTTCTAGTTGTTTAAATAGGGAGTCAAAATACTCTTCTTGTTTTGTTTCTATATTTTTTTGACTACTAACTAAATCAGTAATTTCTAATTCTTCAGTTTCACCCCCTTTTTCCTCCGACTCACCTTTACTATCAATTTTTTCAACGTCTTTATCCGCTTCAACATCAATAATTGCGGGAGTTTCAGGTGCCGGTGCGGCTCCAGGAGCATCAGGAGCAGCGGGAGGTGGTACATCTCCGCCGGGTGGCGGTGGTGGTACGTCCCCACCCGCTGGCTCGGGAATAACTTCTCCCGGAGGTGGTGGAACGTCCTGTTCTGTGATGTATTTATTGATAGAATTATATCTAGCAATTTCTTTTAATATTTTTTCGTCAGTTCTCATTTTTAATCATTTAATAATTGTTTAACACCCATTGGCGTTTCTACTTGTACTCTTCTATTTACCTTTTTTGTATTATCAAATCTTTCAATAAGACCATCTTTAACACTAACAGTATAACAGTCTCCCGTTTCTAAATCACAAACTTGTGATGTTCCGTCACCATTTGATTTTTCACTAAACTTAGTGTTTTTACCCAAATAGTTATCTAATATATTTTTCACGTTCATATTTTTTTATTTACATATAAATATCTTCTTATTATAAAAGAGAATTTTTTTGCATAATTGCAATTGCTTCATTTGCCTTAGCCAACAATGTATTGTATTCGTTTTCGTTGTTATTTATCCACTTAACCAAATCCTCTTTGTTTTTGAACCTTTCTAAAGGCCAATACCTAACGTACGTTAAACTCATTGGTATACTATATTTTTCAATACCTTCATTCCAAGAAGTCGCGTAAGTTTCAACTTTACCTTTAAAGAAACTTACCGCAAAATTTATGAAATTATTTAAATTTTGGAAATCAAGATAGGGTCTAACGTTTCCTGTTCCATCTGATAAACAAAAATAATTTTGAGTAAATAACGTATTTAAACTACCACCATACTTTATGTTTTCGTAAAGGTAACCACCTGCCGCAGCTCCTCCATAGTTATTGTTGTAACCATAGAAACGGTCATCTTTAACACCGTTTAAATACATAGTATAAAATACACAAGCAATCACTCTTGGGTCTGATGTGTATTGTTTGATGATGTTAGATACTTCGGTATATGAAGATGTTACAGGTGTTGTTGTAACACCCAAGAATTTAATATAATTAGGACTAAGTGATGAAAAACAAGTCGATGATGGTTCTGCTTTATAACTTTGGTTTGACTGAATCGAATTACCAACCGTTGTAATATTAGGAGATGGGTTTCCTGATAATTGTTCATTTTGTCTTTTTCGTCTAACCTCTAAAATTAAATCGTTTAAAATATTTTGATTCAAACTAGCGATTTGGTCATTAATTTTTGGTAATGAGTATGTCGGCATTCTAACTCCTCGGAATGATGTTCTAAAGTTTCCTGCCTCTATCTGATGACTTACCGACTGAATCATATATGGTCCGTTAAACATTGGGACGTGTCTAAGATTAAAATACATGGTTGGTTGTATCATGGCGTTTCCTATGGTTTCAACCGTACATTCGTAAGACCTGTTTTTGTATACGTTGTATAAACTAACACTTTGAACAAATGATTTTCTACCGCCAGCGGCGTTAACCATTTCAGTTAATTGTTTGTTTGCTTCTGTAGTTGCCGCAAATTGTATTTGGTCCAACATTATATTGTAGAACATAGTTTGGTTTCTGTTTCCCATATCGACATTAAAACCAACTACTTTATTTGTCACCGACCAATTGTTTTTGTCTATAAGTTTTTCAAGTAATGGATTATCTTGGGCTCTCGCCAAAGTAAATGAGTCCCCTTGAAACCTTACATCGACATTATCTTTCATATCTAAATGTTCCGATGGTTTACCGGCATAAAAACAAACTAATTTTGGTGAGGATAATCTTGTGTCTACTTCTGTAAAAGTACCAAATAATGAATTAGCCAAATCTAAACTACCTTCAGGAACGGGAGGTGTGTTAGGTTTAATGTCATTGATTCCCCAAAAATTAATGTACGAAGCCATTGGCATCATGAAAAATTTATTTTCGGTTATGATTTTTGACAACATATCAATCACACGAGAATTTTGGTTTGTGTCCGAAAATAGATAAGCCTTTAATCCAAAAACATCAAAATATACTTTATCACCAATGTCTCTATTTGCTCTATCCAAGAACATAACATCTTCCAACAAAGTTTTTTCTTTATAGTCATTACCCGCAATCCATTTGTCATTAAACGCCTTAAATGTTTCCCAATAT